CAGTAATAATGTTTAGTCTTGCAATGGTTGATGAACAAATTAATAATAAGAAGCTATGAAAAAAGAAGAGATAGAAAAAATGCCACTTGATAAATATATCTTTTGGCTAAATTCAATGACAATAACGGAACTACATAAAGAGTTTCTTGGCGAATTTTACGTATTAAAAGCAAGTGATAGTAAGGATGAATCAGTAATGAATATTCTTGCAAACGATGCAATACTATGGCGATTTGTTAAAGAACATGCTCAAAGACTTGCCGAACTCTCTGACAGCGAACCAGAGGTAATAAGGACTGCGGAAGAAATAAATCAAAAAGCCAAAGAGTATGCAAAATTACGAGTTAAGGAATTAATTGATAGTGGTACATTAGAACCCTCTGAAGATGAGATAGCAGATATAGAATTAGATTTTGCAAGAGGATATACGACTTGCCAGGTAGAATTTTCACAATGTCAGAAAGCACCGATAACGGATGAAGAGATCAGGAAAGCATTAGAAAATTTAATTTTTACATCCGAAAAATTATGGGATAAAGTGAAAAATATAAAAGACACGGAGGCATTTATAGTTTCACATCCCATTATTGAAGAAGCAAAAACCGCTCTCGCTTCTTTATCGAAAGCACAGCCAAGTGATGAGAGATTCAAAAAGCCAACCGATAAAGAGTTAGTTGAAATTGCATTGCTTTTCAATGATGGGAAGATTCAGAAAACAAAATTGAGAGATATGATTGCCATGACTGAATTTGCGATAGACAGGCTTTATGAAAATGGAGATATTAAAAAACCCTCATCAAAAGAACAGACGGCAAGATAGTAAAAAGTAAATGAAAGAATTGAGAATATTTCCGAGAAAAACAAATGCGACTCCTGATGATGAAAATGTTATTATTAATCGTTATCCTAATTTATTTGATAGAGCAGATAAAATCAGCATTTCAGTAACATTTACTTATGACATGAAACGGGCAGAAGAATTATATAATCAATGGAAATATATTGCTCCGATTAAAATAGGAGGCCCGGCATTTGATATGCCAGAAGGAGAATTTATACCAAGTAAATATTTGAAACAAGGATATGTGATCACAAGCCGGGGATGTCCTAATCGTTGTTGGTTTTGCAAAGTATGGAGAAGGCAACCGGAAATTAAAGAACTTGAAATTAAAGAAGGTTGGAATTTACTGGATGATAATATTCTTGCTTGTTCTGATAATCATATTAAAGCTGTTTTTTCAATGTTAAAAAGACAAAAGCATAAAGCAAGATTTACAGGAGGGCTTGAAGCAAAGAGACTAAAAGAATGGCATTGTGAATTATTGGCTGATTTAAAACCCGAATATTTATATTTTGCTTATGATACGCCAGATGATTATGAATATTTGGTAAATGCTGGTAAAATGCTGAAGGATTTTGGATTCGGAAAGTCTCATAATATGATGTGTTATGTTCTAATTGGATACAAAAATGATACAATAGACCTGGCATTAAAAAGAATGAGAAAAGTTATAACAGCAGGATTCATGCCATTTGCCATGAGGTATAGAGATGAGAACGGATTATATTTAACTGAACGGAAGTGGAATTTATTTCAAAGAGAATGGACAAGACCTGAAATTGTCGCATCAAATATGAAAATTTTGCAACTAAAAAGTAAATAAATTTGCTGATAAATTTAAGTAAATAGATAAAGACAATGGAAAAGCAGAAAGAACAACAGCATTTTATACAGGTATGGATTAATGGCAAAAAAGAGAAATTGCCGAAGAAATCAAGAAGATATATTGCTCATATTTATATGGGAAGTAAAGAAAATGGTTTTTATTCAGTGGTCGAATTGAATTGGAAAGCATTTAAAGAACATATTAATATCATTGACTGGTATCTCCAACCCATCCCCCGGCCAAAAGGACTGACAGACACAGGGATAGAAAAGAAAGCTACTGAACAGGCAAATAAACATCCTAATCTTGGATATTACGAAGGTTATTACGATGCTTTAAAATATTCAAGAGACCAGATGCAGGATAATTTGAGAGAAGAATTGATAAAATTTGTAGTAGTATATGATACAATCCGATCAGTAAAAGAAAAATTGGGTGAACAGGTAAAATTAGACACAGGAAAAATTATTGATAATTATTTAAACTCAAAGAAATGAAAACAGCACACAATGAAAAGATTATTGAATATGCTTATCTGCCAAGTGGTAGGATAGTCGTAATGACAGAGCAAGAATCATATTGGTTCGAAAAAGACGGGACAAGTCCACTTGGGACTTCGCTAATCTGGAAATAAAAGAGACACTATGATAGAATTTTTAATAAATGAAATAATTGAACTTGCTAAAGATAATACAGCAGGTACGTTGTTAAACAAAATAGTTATTGGAATGGTTGTTGAAAATATAATTAAGTCTAAAAAATTAGACAAGAATTATATTGATATGCTAATAGATAACCATGAGTCTGAATCAGGATATATAGTAAAAGCATCTGATTTTTTATTAGTGTTAAATCCTTATTTACTTGATAAAAATATTGATTACGAAGAAAAAACACCAAAAATATCAGATGAAGATAAGGAACTTATTGAATTATTATATGGTGATTTCCATGCAGAATGTGGTGATCGCTAAAGAGACACTAAAATAGAGAACTATGGAAGATTATGAAATTGAATCCGATTTAAGTTGTCCTGATTGTGGACATTCTCCCTTGCATAGCAGGGATTGTACTAATTGGTGTGAAGATGGCTGGATTGATGAATCAGAAGATGATCCAATAAACTTTATGCCCGGAGAATCAGAAAGAAAATGTCCCGAATGTAAAGGAACCGGAGTTGAAAGATGGTGTCCTAAATGTGGTGAAAATCTTTCTGGAGACAAAAGACTTGACGAACAATTCAGGGAAATAGAAAGAATCAATGATGATTATTATAAGTCAGAACCTCAGATTTAACAACTAAAATAGAGAACTATGGAATACTTTGGAACAAATTTAATAGAGTATGGTCATTACCGATGGAATATTGACGATGGATTTCAACAAATGAATTACCGGTTTGAACAATTACCATTTCATCCTGAGAACCTGACTAATAAATTGCCTAAAGGAGAAGTAATATTTTATCAGGGGGGAGGATATACAGTTATTGGTATTGCTGGCAGTTGTAAAGATGAACGGGGTGGAACAAAATCAATATTTTGGGTTAATGAAATTGTTTCTATGGACGAAATGATTGGACGAATAAAAAACAATCAGACTGCAATGCGAATAATTAATGCAATGTCATTTAAGATAAAATGGTAAAGAGATTAACAACTAAAAACAGAATAAGATGAAAGACATTAAAGAAGTAACATTTACAGCAAACGATGTTGATGGAGTTTATTTGCTTGGAGTATTTACTTCAGCAGGACTTGATGGTCTTGCAGAAGAAATTAAAAGACTTAAGAAAATTGGAATGATGCCTAATCAGTTAATAACATTATTAAAAAGTCAAAACCACGTAACAACAAGAGACCTTGATGAGATAGATAAGGCTAACGAAGAAAAGTATTAATAGAAATAAGAAATAAATCAGATAATATATAAAATAGTTTTATTAAATTTGTTCTATGGATCAGGATGAATATATCAGACTTTGTAAAAAGCATTCTACTATTGAAATGATCCGCCCTTTCTGGGATTATCAACAGAGATGGAAAGATATAACAGTTTTAATATGTCAGCGAAATACAAAGATACTTATTCAATTATGTCTCGAAAGCCTTTTAACTTATTACCCGGATATTCCTATTTTGATTGTTGATGGAAATTCAAGCGATGATTCAATACTTTATCTTCGTTATAAATCATTGGTTTATCCAAATATAAAGATTTGGGAAAGAAAAAGAATGGAATCAAAGGAATATAATTCTCATGGTAATACTATGCATGAAGCGATTATTGAATTGATTAAAACAAAATATGTTCTTTTACTTGATTCAGATGTTATTATAAAACGTGCTGGATTCATCGAAGGGATGCTTTTACAGTTTTCAGATGAAAAACTTTATGCAACCGGTACTTTAATGATTGTTTCGGATATAAATTACGGAGGGGGCGCGCCAAAGATAGAAGAAGATATATTATTTTATCCTCATCCTTCATGTTCTATTTATCGTGCTGATATTTATAATCAATTTACTCCCTTTGGTCATTATGGTGCTCCGTGTGTTTATAATATCAAAGATGCTATTTCTAAAGGATGGAAGATGGGAACATTTCCTATTAATGAATATGTTATGCATCTAAGTGGAGCAAGTTGGACAATACCGAGAACAATATGGAACTGTGATAATGATATTTTCATCCGTCCTTTTATCAGTTTTATAATTAATTGTGAAAAGCAATTTAATTATCTATCAGAACAAAGCGATTCCGATTTTGAGATCATCCCATTATTACAAAAAGAATATACCGATAATATTGTAATCCATACTCAAGAGCCAGGTTGTATTGTTAAAAACAAAGTCTTTAGAATAAGATTTAATGTTCACGGTGAATATGTTTGCAAGATTGATGATTCTATCAGGAAAATCGATAAGAATTTTGTCCATATTTGTAAACTGGAGATAATAAAAAATTCAGTCCCGGATGAGATATTTATTGGTGGTTTAAAATTAATGAAACGAAAGATTTGGCAATCTAAACAAGCTATTGCATGAAAGTATTTATAATAATGTTTAACCGTCTTACATGGCCCCGACAACTTGCAGAACAATTATCTTATAAAGGATGTGAAGTTATTTTGGTTGATAATAACTCTACCTATCCGCCTCTTTTAAAATGGTATGAAAACTGTCCTTATAAAATCTACCGATTAGAAAAGAATGTCCGGGCTTTCGGTTTCTGGCAAACAGGAATACTTGAACAATATACGGATCGTTATTATATAGTTACAGATTGCGATTTGGATATTAAGAATGTACCTGATGATTTTGTTGATATATTATTGAATAAATTAAAGAAATCTTCTGTATATAAAGTTGGCTTATCACTTGAGATTAATGATCTCCCTGATAATGATTTTACAAAAAAGGTTATTGCATGGGAAAAGATGTTTTGGAATAACAAAGATGAAGATGGATTCTTTCATGCCTCTACGGCCACGACTCTTGCTGTCTATGATAAAGAAAGGACAAATCCTGATCTTTATAATGGTATACGTTCTTCCCGGCCTTATACTGCCAGACATCTTCCGTGGTATATGACACCGGAAAATATCACTGATGAAGACTTGTTTTATATGCGCAATAGTCATATCGGATGGGATAATCGTTTTGCTGAAATATTTGGATTAAAATGAAGATAAAAGGATTCTGGCATATAATGATGGCTAATAATTACTACGAAGTAATTACAGAACAATTTAAAATAATGAAATCTTCAGGGCTTTATAATGCCTGTGATGTGATTTATGTCGGCTGTCTCGGTGATCCGAAAGAACTACGTAATGTATCTATGCTTTTTGATAAGACAAAAGTGAAAGTAGATGTTTATAACTCTAAGATGGATTTCTATGAATTTATAACGCTTAAGCATTTGAAATATATTGCGGATACAACAGAACCATTTTATGGGTTTTATATTCATACTAAAGGAGTCAGTTATCAGAATGTCTATGAAGGCGGTGAATACTGGAGAGATTATATGAATCATTATATCCTCAAGAAATGGAAAGAAAATATAAAAAGACTTGATAATGGATCTGATCTTTGCGGTGTAAAATTATTAGATGAGAAATCTGCTCCTGCATATAAACTTCATTATTCCGGGAATTTCTTTTGGTTCCGTTCTGTATATGTTATGAAATTACCTTCGGTTGACAATCTTGATATAACAAATAGATTTACAGCAGAGGTATGGATAGGGCAATCAAATCCGCAAGCAGCTACATTATGTCAGGAATTTGTTGATTATAACACGAAAGGCACGTTCTGTCCACCGGAAAAACAACGTAATATATGTTTTACACTTTCCTATAATCTTGTGTCAGAAACAAGAAAAGCCGTTAAGTTACTTTATGAATTGAATAAAGATTTTGAACATTATATAATAGATCTCGGATTCCCACTTGAAAAAGACGAAATCCCTATTGATATTCAGAAAACACAGAAAAACAATTCAAGAAAACTCCGTGAACTTGCCCGTAAATATGGATCTAAATATCTAAAGTTAAAAAACATCGGTGTATCACAAAACTGGACTGCAGTTTACAAATATACGAAACCCGGAGACAATGATATACTTATAGGTGTTGATCCTGATGAACATCCATTGGATATAGGATGGGTCGATGCTATGAAATCTGTTTTTAAGGCAGATAAAACTATTGGCATTTGTTCATTAATGATAACCGATCATGCAACTATTCTCAATGAATATGTAAAAAAGAAAATCGGCGGGATAAATTGTTATGAACCATTTGGATTGATTAATTGGGCATTGATAGGCATCAGCGGTAGATTTATGAATCTTATAAAAGAAATTCCTTATTCTGATAAAGCCCCTAAATATGGATGGATTGAACATGGACTTTTGGAACTTCTCAAACAACATAAATTTCGATGGGTTATTCTTTGTGATTACCGTGTGGAACATACGGAATACAGTACTATTTATCGGCAATGGAAAAACCGGGTAATCTTTGAACTTGATAAAGGACAAATAGATTTTATTGACTGGCTATGCGACAAAAAGAAGATATAGAAAAGTATTTCAAGCAGTTTTTTACTTATTGGATTCCGGATAACATTATTGAATTTGGCACCGGCGATGGAGAGTTTACTGCAATACTCAGAAAACTCGGAATGTTTAATATATATTCATTTGATATTCAAGAAGGTAACATAGAAACTCCCGGAGTAGATTATTACAAGATGGATATCTTTAAATATGAAAAGGATATTGTCGATATTTTCAAACTTGATAATTTATTGCTTCTCTGTGATGATGGCGACAAAATAAAGGAAGTCGGCACTTTTGCTAAATATCTTAAACCTGGTGATGTCATTATGGCTCATGACTATGCTGATGACCGGGAGAGTTTTATTCGATTCAAATATTGGCGCACTTGCGAACTGACATTTACAGATGTTCAGGATGATTTAAAAGAATTTAAACCTTTCCATCATGACCTGATGATTCAGGCAGGATGGATGTCATATATGAAACAATGAGAATATTACTTACAGGTTGTGCAGGATTCATAGGATCCAACATTGCAAAAAGGCTTTTAAAAGACAATCATTATATTGTCGGGATAGATAATATGTCTTTCGGGTTCAGGGAGAATCTTCCGGAAGGATTATTTTTTATGAACATAGATTTCAAGGATTTTGATTCAAGAGATGAGTTTGATTGTCTGATTCATTGTGCCACAGCAAATATAATTTACGGATCAGATCACCCGGTAGAAACATTTAAGAATAACTCCGAGAAAACAATAGATTTATTTGAACGATTCAAAGGAAAGATAATATATCTAAGTAGTTGTTCTGTCTATGGGAAACTTGATTCTCTTTGTGCACAAGAAACGGAAGGTATAAAAACAAACAATCCTTATTCATTATCAAAATATGCTGCAGAACAATACCTGAGATGCCGAAAGGATTTTACAACATTGAGATTATCTAATGTCTATGGGCCGGGACAAAATCCGAAAGGCAAATACTGTGGGGTTATTAATAAGTTCATCTATAAAATATATAATGATATTCCGATAGATATTTATGATTCAGAGGAAAATACAAGGGATTATACTTATGTTGATGATGTTATGGAAGCTGTCATAAAAACTATGTATTTACCGGCACTCGATACTGAGATAAATATAGGAACAGGAATACAAACATCTGTAAAAGATTTATGTAAACTGATAAATGATTTCTTCCCTGGCAAACCATTGGCTTTTATGCGTATTGAAGGCAGGGGAATAGATGATGTTAAACGCAGATGCCTAAATATTGAGAAGGCTAAGAAGCTTTTAAAATGGAAGCCTAAGACAGATTTAAGAGATGGGATATATAAAACTATCGAATGGATTGTTAATAATAATGTTTTTTAATTTACAAAATAATATTTAACTTGCAGTTTTTATTGAAGATGCTTTGTACTAATAAATATGGTCAATTCACAGATATTCCGGTAGAAAGAGCCTGGATATGCAGATTTGATGTATTATTTATCCGCAGAGATCATCGTAGGATCCTTAACAGACAGCCACAACTTCAATTTTGGGATTTTAGTAATGGGTTAAAATTAGCCCAATTTACTATTAATTGGAATATAATGAGTAATTAATATATTAAAGAGTGATTAAGAAGAAAGACGAATCCACGACCCTACCATGTAAGGGATATCACGGCCGGAACTATTCAAGATTGGAAACTTGGATATTAAGTAGGTGGTAATTGCGTCTCGAGTCGACCATGGGAGTCGCTGGAATTACCTTAAAATTAAACATGGATCACTCTTTATTTTTAAAATTAAATTAAAGATATATGCCTACACGACAAGGAAAAGATAAGAAAGGTAAATTTTACCGATGGGGAGGACACGGAAAGAAATATTATTTCTCAAGTGAAAGAACCCGCAACAGGGCAAAGGCAAAAGCAAATAAACAAGGACAGGCAGCTCATGCGAGAGGATATAAATAGATGATGAAAACGATAAGAAGATTTTTATTTGTTGTATTGATTATACCTTTTACTTTTGTATTACTTCCTACATTAGCAGTAATTACCATTATATCAGGCATTTACTGGATATTTACAGGTAAAAGTTTATTTTTTGTCATTGATTGGATAACAAAACAAATACAGAACTATTATAAATCTTGTCTTTAAATAATGGCAGCACCGAAAAATAACCAATTCTGGAAATTAAGAAGCCGTCATGGGCGGGATAAGTTATTCAAGACTCCTAAGTTACTTTGGGAAGCTGCCTGTGAATATTTCCAATGGTGTATAGACAATCCGATTGAAGCATACGATAATAAAGGAACAAAGAATGTTAATCTTGTTAAGTTTAAGAAACCTTTTACTTTGAAGGGATTTTGTCTTTTTTGTGATGCAACTGAGCATTGGTATATTGAATTTAAGAAAGCATTAGATAGCGAAAAGGATAAAGATTTTTTGTACGTCTGTCGTAAAATAGAAGATATTGTCTACAATCAAAAGTTTGAAGGTGCAGCAATAGGAATCTTCAATGCCAATATAATTGCCCGTGATCTTGGGCTTTCAGAACACTCTGATATAACGACCAAAGGTAAAAGTATCAATACTATTAAACTCATAAGGGGTAATGAGCCAACTGGTAATGAGACACAGCAAGATTCTTGATGAACTGCTGGATTCAGAAAAGCGTATAGTTGTTTTGGAAGGCGGATCGTCAAGTACAAAAACCTGGTCATTGCTTCAATGGATAATAATTAACTGTTCTCAACACAGAAAAGAGGTATATACTATTGCCCGGTTAAAGATGACATGGACCCGTGCAACAGTTCTTAAAGACTTTGAATCATTGTGGATAAAATACGATCTTCCGATAACTCCTGAATTTAATGCTAATCGTGCCGACCAGGTATATTATTTATTTGATAATGAACTTTCTTTTATTGGATTGGATGAACCATTAAAGGCACATGGACGCCGACAGGATTATCTTTGGCTCAATGAAGGAATGGAAGATTCAGAAAAGGAAGTCAATCAGCTGATGATCCGTACCCGTAAACGTATATTTATTGATTACAATCCGGCTGCAGAAGTACATTGGATTTATGATAATATAATATCTCGTGAAGATTGTGATTTCTTTCATTCTACGATGCGGGATAATCCTTTTCTGGAACAAGCAATCATTGATGAGCTGAACCGTCTTGAGAAGACTGATCCTATTGCTTATAAAATCTATAACCTGGGACTCAGGGCGCAACAGAAAGGACTTATCTTCAAAAATTGGGATACAGTGCCGGACATACCTGTCAATGCTACAATGATAGCTTATGGACTTGATTTCGGTTATGTAAATGATCCTACATCCTTTGGCAGCCTTTCTATCTTTGAAGGAGAGCTTTATGTTGATGAATTGTTCTATGAACGTGGTCTCGTCAATGTTCCTATCCGTGGCCGTGGTGGGGTTATAGAAAAGAACATATCAGATCGGATGCGTGATGTTAATGTATTATCAGGATATGAGGTTATTGCTGATTCAGCAGAGATGAAATCTATCGGTGAGCTTTATGCTATCGGATGGAATATGAAACCGGCCTATAAACCGAGTATTGTCTTTGGAATAGATATTCTACTCAGGTATAAGATACATATTACAGAACGAAGTCTTAATACTATCAAGGAATTTCGTAATTATAAATGGGCGACAGATAAAGAAGGAGAGCCTTTACGCCCTGAGAAACCTATTGACGACTGGAACCACTCTATTGACTGGATAAGATATATTGCAGTACTGAGGCTGGCACAACGAAGCGGAGGTATTACACGAAAGAATTAGCATTATTTAATTATTATTTATAAATTGCAATTAAACTAAAAATTTATATATTATGAAAACGACACGAACTTATTTATCAGGATGTATATGGTGTAATGCTACAGGATTTGTTAATAATCCAATATCGGGTGGTGTTTCCCATACTGAATTAACAATTACTTGTCCTGTTTGTAATGGAGGAAAAACTGTTATAATAACAGAAACTATTGAAGATTCTAATTTATTAAAAGAAAAAGAATTGAATGAAATATTTGAAAAGGCAAAAAACTTTAAAGATGATTAAACTACACTATCCTGAAGGAATGGCGATATTTGGCAATAATGCCTGTAAAGATTTAGGCTTTGAGAAATATGATTCTACCAAAGATAGAGATAAACCGGCAATGTTTTGGCTTTACGGCTTGGAAGATTATAAGACACTAGCAAACCATAAAGGCAATAAATACGTTGTCTGGCATAATGCAGATGTCCTCTTGTTATCAGGTAAATATTCTAATCAAATCAATATTGTCCGTGATCCGTCAATAACTCATGTATGTCTGAATCATTGTCTTGAACCTGAATTGTTTCAGCTTGGTATTCATTCAATACACCGTTATATATTCTGGAGTGATCCAAGGAGATATAAACCTTCCGGCACTTTGACGAAAGATTGTTTTATGTGTTCCCATGAAGGTCGAGGACCTGAATATGGCGAACTTATCTTCAATGGTCTTGCTTGGAAATATCCTGAGTGGCGGTTTCATATCTTTGGTATTGAACCCATGCTGCCTGTTTATTGCGATAACATAAAATATTATGGTTGGATTCCTGAACCTGAAATGGATGATATAACCAAGAACTTCGGCCTTTGCCTGAGATATAACTTTCATGATGGCTTTCCGCAAGTCATCTGTAAAGCATTACTTCGGGGACAATTCGCACTTACCAGACTTGACTATGATGGACTGACTTTAAACTTCCGGGATATGAAAGAATTGTTTGAGAAGTTTGATGAAATTGATTTTAAGATTGAGAATAAAGAGGTCAATAATAAAATGATTCCTAAAGGTATGATTAATAACTTTGACTTTATAAAACTATGAAAACCCTCGGTGTCTCAATGATCGTCAAAAACGGTGAAGAAGTGCTTCGTGATTGTCTCGATAGTGTCAAAGGAGCAGATCAGATATTTATTCTTGATACAGGTAGTTCAGACAAGACTTATGATATTTACAAGGAATATAATATTGAATGGGCGAAATACAGCAAATGGGATCAGCGTTATGATGCCTTTAATGACTTTGCCGGTGCAAGGAATGAATCCTTACAGAGGATGACAACCGATTACGTCCTTCAGATGGATGCTGATGAAAAGCTTGCCTCATCTATTTTAAAGATAAAACAACTGATAAATGAATATTGGTTCAGGAAATATTTTGGTGCAATGTTTATTGTTAAGACAGCAATGGAGATATTTGAGTTTCCCCGGTTATTCAGGAACATGGAAGAGATTTATTATGTTGGGGCTGTTCATAATCTCCCATCCTGGAAAGGAGATTCCAATGAACTGAGAAAAAAACTATATACCTCTGCTTTCATTATTGATTCCGGTTATGATCCTGCACATAAATTTGATCCTGATAGAACATTGCGTATCCTTAAGGCGGAATACAAAAAAGATAACCGTAATACCCGTACCATTTATTACATGGCTAAAGAGTATATGAATAAGAAAGACATCCGTAAAGCTGTTAAGTTGTTTGAGAAATACCGGGGTTTGAAGTATTTCAAATGTGATTGTTGGGATAACGAACTCGCCAATGTCCTTTATCTTCTTGCTCTTTGCTATTGTGATGTTAAGGTATGGGGTGAAGTACGTTGGTTTGATGCTGTCCGTACGGCTCATGAATCCTGGTCTGTCCTACCAACATCTTCAAATACGGCTAAATTACTTGTCGGGTTATTCGGTGAGCCTCCCGGCGCTGCTTCCGGCAAACAATGGAGACAGATCCTCACGTATAACTTCTGGTCAAATATCCTTGATGGCGTTCCGCTGAAAGGTACAGGACTTGATGGTAAGGAAGTGATCTATCGGAGCTGTGATGAAACAGGTGTATTGTCAAAAATGAATGTATGAAAAAATATAAAATCAATATCCCTATTTATCATGGGTATTTAATTATCATCATTTCAAAGAATATCAAAAAGGTATTAAAGAAATATAAAGAAAAGACTCCAGATAATTCAAATGATTGGGGCGCAACAACTATTAACAGAAAAAATAAAAAAGGAATGACAGAATATATCTGTATTTTCCGACCTGATCATTTAACTCCGATGACAATAGCACACGAGGCGATGCACTTGACAAATAGGATATTAAATGATAGAGGTATCTCAATAACCTACGATAATGATGAAGTAGAATGTTATCTGCTTGGTTGGATTGTAAAACAAATACATAAAAGTGTCTGTTAATAAGTTTTTCTAAAATAATTAAATAAAAAAAGATAAATATATATTAATATCCAAATATTGTTTATCTTTGTGAAAATAATTGCCAAAGGGATCGGCAATGATAGTTCATTGTTTAACTTAAATCACTTTGCGCAATGGGTTCATTAACAACTTGTTGCCCGAAAGCTACATACATAGCATCCGCTGTGACGGCTTTATATCCGTGCAAACACGAGTTCGGGCAAATAAAAAAAATGATCTTCTGGAGGCGAGGTCAAACAATCGCTTCTGTTGCTACGGCAATAATTTCTACTACATGGACAACACTTTTGACAGCTACCGATGATACAAAGGCAGTTGTAACTCCTTTTCTTTCCGGTAAGATAACACCGGGAGAACCACGTGAGACAGGAGGAGGCAATGAAAGTGTTGATGGTATCCCTGATCTTGTAAATGGCAATGCTCCTTCGGTAGCTGAATTTACTGTCAAGCAATGGGATCAGGATGTGATAACAATCCTAAAGGGATGGGGTTGTGAAAATCTTGATGTTATATTTATTAATGAAAATGGACAATTCGGTTATTCCGATGCTGGTGCCACTACCTTTGGAGGATTTCCGGTAGGTAGTTTATCTATTGGCGATCTTGAACTTGGCGATTTTGATGGTGCAGACGGAAATAAACTGAAATTTTACCTGCGGTCTAACTGGTCAGATACTTTTGAGATGTCTGCTGCCACGGCTTTCGCATTGACACTTGTGAACACATGATGATAACGCTTGTTTGTAAAGAAGAAAAACTGACTGTTCCTATTGAACAGGCAGAGAGGATATTTAAGCTTCAGAAGGAGATACACTTGACAGACTGGCAGTTATCGGAAGATTCACCTTATCATTTAGTCGATGGCAAACTTATCAAACACGGAAATACAAAAGTTGTTCCTGGAAAGACCAAGAAAAAAGGAGATTGATATAGGTATAAAGCATAATGACAGGTTGAGGTTTCATACGGAAACGGTTATAAATAAAAGTCAGCTTTCACCGTATTATCAAACTTATATAGATTGGATCAGTTCCCGGCAACCAGAGCTTTTGCCGACAGATAAGATAGAACGTTTTAAACAATTATTTACAGTGCCAGTACCGACAGTTGAATTAACAGAGAGTATCTTCTCGCATCTTGGAAATGTCTTTAAGGGACAGGATGCTTTTAACCGTTATCAATTTTCAGATGATGAGTTACTTACCGACTGGCAGGGATTTACTACTGATACCTTTTGGAACACCCATGGATTTTCAGCTATGCAGAACGCTATTGATAGTGTCTGGATTGTTAATTTGCCGGAAGTACAGGCGAGCCGTTACCCGGAACCGGAAGACAGGTTGATTGACATAAAGAATGTTATTGACATATCGGTTGATATAAACAACGATTGCGAGTACCTGATATTTCAAGCCGGGGAGAAAGTTTATATTTATGATGATCAGAAATTTGCAAGATATGATTATAAAGATGGGGTTCTGGCTTTATTGCCGGAAGTTGAAATACCGCATCCGCTTGGTTATTGTCCTGCCCGTATGTTCTGGAGTGATCCCCTGATGAGTGGCAATTATATAAACAAGAAAGCACCACTTACAAATGTTCTCGGTGATCTGGATTGGCTGCTCACGTGCCAGGTATTTAAAAAATATATGGAGATAGGGAATAGTTATCCGATTACGGCAGCATATCGTAAACAACAGAATTTTGGTGCTTCACAATTTGAATCCGATAGGGGAAGACCTGTGGAACAACAGAAAACAGCAGGGGGTGCATTGGCGGGACCGGGTACTTACTTAGAAGTTGATCCACCGCTTCAGGGAGAAAAAGACCTGATGACCGATCCTGTTAAATTGATATCTCCTGATGTTACTACTCTGGAATTTCACGAAAACAGCTTACAATTAAAAGAACAGAATATCTTTTATAAGACTGTCGGCATTGACGGAGAACAAAAAAATGACATGGCAAAGAATGAAAAACAAGTTATGGCATCATTCGAGAGCCAGTCGTCTATTTTAGAAAGGATAGCGAGAAACTTTGAGATAATACAGAAATTTGCTGATCGCACAAAGATAAACCTCCGTTATGGTCCTGCCGTACTTCAGGATATATCTATTGACTATGGATCGAAATTTTTCCTGAAGACAGAAGATGATTATATCGAACAGCTTAAAGACGTAAAGGATAAAGGCGGCCATGCTTCTGTTGTATCTGCAATCATGGATGAGACCTTGGAGGCTAAATATCGCAATGACAAAAATGGACTGACACGGGCAAAGATAATACAGGAACTCGATCCACTGCCGGATAAGTCCCAGGAAGAAGCAGAGGCAATACTTGACAAAAAAGGCATAACGATAGAGCAGTATATTATAAAAAGCCAGTTACTGAATTTTGTAAAACGTTTTGAACGTGAACAGGCATCGCTTGTTGTTTTTGCTTCAGCACGTAATTATAAGGATAAGATTGATCTTATTTATGATGAGTTTGTAAAATATGCAAAAGAGATCACTGCAAATTCCAGTGAGCCAAAAAATATAATTCCATTTGTGGAAGAACCTCTTGACAATGAGATAAGTGAAGAGGAAGTATTAATTAAATAATTTTGTTATGGAAAAGATGATTCCGGCAAATAAAGACCCTAATATTCTGATCAAAGAGACAGATCAGGAATTTGTCCATGTGAAACTGACGAAAAAAACTGTTATCCCTGGCAGGGAGACAGAACCGAGGGTTGACTATGAAGTGAAGTGTTATAAACCAGATGTCTTTAAGAAGATGGAAGATTTGCGTTATGCCGCTCAACCGATTATATGGTATCGTGCCGGCGGATTCGTTGAAGCTATCGTTGTGCATGATCCTGAGTTATGGGCAAAACGAAAACGTGAGAAAGAAGAAGCTGAAAGTGAAGCTGAAAAAAAAGAAAAAGAACGTATTGCGGCTGAAAAAAAGGAGAAAGAAGAAGCCGATTATGAAATTAAAAAAGCAGCAAGAGCAGCAAGAGATCAAAAAAGACTCAAAGCTTCGGCTGCCAAAGGAAGAAAAAGTCAGGGGACGGCTTGATTGTTTAATTTAAATTTTAAAAGAATGAAAAAGATTATTTTACTTTTTACCTTTATCTTTTTTGCATCACTGGTCATAGGACAAAATTCTATTTATAAGCAGAAAGACACAAAACTTATAACGTCTT